TATTTGTAATAGAATCTAAGTTAGTTTTAGTTAATGCACTTACTGCTGCTATTTGTGTTTCAGTACCAACAGTTACACCTGCTTTAAATAATCTTGTTGCATTTGCACTTACTGCAAAAAAGTTAGTGGCATTTAAAGAACTTACTGATGTATCACTAAAACTTATTGTTCCTGCAGTTAAATCAGTTATACTTGCTACAGCTACGTTTAATACACTTGTATTAACTGTAGTCGCACTTACTATTCCTACGTTTAAGTTAGAATTTATCAATGTTAAATTATTAAGTGTTGCATCAGTTGCACTAACTGTTTTCATATTTGTAGTGCCTACAATAACTACATCACCACCTATAGACACATCATTTTCTACTATAAGTGAAGAGCCATTAAATGTTCCACCTACAAAAGCATTAGAAGAAACTGTAGTTGCAACACTTACACTTATTACTCTACCATATGTATCAATATTAAATTTACCTAAAGGTCCATAAGTAGCAGACGTTATACCTGTAGTTGCAAGTGTTATTGTAGGATTACCTGCAACACCATTTGCATTACTTATAGATATAGGACTACTTCCTGTAAGAGTTCTACCCGCAAGAGTTCCTGAATCACCTACTATAATTCCTGTAAGACTTGATAAATCTGCAATATTATTTAATGCAGTTACATTTGCAGTTAAGGCTACACCACCTATTTGAAGTGTACCATTTACATTTACTTTATCTGTAGCTAGTTGTAAGGGTGTTGAATTTCCTGCTCCTGTTTCTACTGTAATTAACGTAGAAGATAAATCACTATTACTAGTATTTACCTGAAGTAAGTTTTTATAACTGTTTGCAATTTTTTGTCCTGTAAATGTACTCATACCATATTCCAATTATTATTTTTATTTTCCCAGTTTTCTTCTAATGACTCCCAATTAGATTGTATATCTGTTCTAGGGTCAGGTCTTGCATTTTGAATAAACATTTCTCTTCTAGTATTTGGTGCTTTATTTTGAGGATGATTTTTTAAATCATATGCACCATCATAATCTGTAGGACATACCATAGAACCATAGCTAGTTTTTTTTAATTGATTTAATCTATATCTAAATCCACATATATCACATAGACCAAATACATTTTTGCTATTTGCCATTATATACTAATCTTTGGTTTAATTAATAAACTTACTCTTTCTCTATCCTCAGTTAAAGCTCTTGAAAGTCTTTCTTCATATTCTGTTTTAATCATTGCAATTCTATTCATATCAACATTAGGTCGTTTCATTGACATATAGTATGCAACTCCTGCAGTTAAACAAGGTAAAAATCTTCTTGCAATGTCAGGTGTTTGTACTGCAGATTTATTAACATCTTGCATATATCTAATTAATTCTACTTTAATTTTATCTGTAGAGTTTTCAGGCAAGGGCCATAGATATATTTCAGGATTATCTCTTTCATGTCTTACTGCATATTGAGTAGATTTACCTGCTTGTTTTTTATTTGGTATCTTTAAATATTCTTGCATAGATATACGTTCTAATTGTATATCATTGTCATCTCTACTAATAACTGCTTCTAATACATCTATACTTGAAGATGCTAAAGCATATGTAGTTACACTTGCCGAAACAGTAATGGTAGAAGTTTCTGCAGTCCATAACATTATATCTCTATTTTGCCAATCAGATAATAATAAGTTAATTGACCTTCTTGCAGACCTTGGCTCAAGTCCTAGAGTAGGCTCACCACCTATCATTTCCATGGCTTCTTGGATAACCTCATCAATATCCATAGAAAAATTATATGTACCTGATGTACTCATTTCTTTTTAATCTTTCTTTTTTTTACTTTTTTAGTATTAGGTTTTTTAATTTGTTGTGATATACTACTTCTACCTATAGCCATTACTTACCTCTCAACCAATCATACCATTTTCTTTTATGCTCTTCTGATTCCTTTTGTATGTTTTTGGGTTTTAGGTGGTGCTTTTTTGCTGCCACTTTTTCCTGCCCATAATTTTTTATCTGCCCAATAAGCTGCTGACATCTTACCCTTTTGTATATTTTTAGCATGACGAGCTTTAAAACTCTTCCTAGCTTCTGATGAATAATTGTGACCCATTGAAGAATCACCATAGTGTATAAGCTTAATCTTATCACCTTCTTTAGCCAAGACCATGCCTTTTTTACCCGGTCTGTCAGACCTTTTAGGTTTATTAAATCCTGTAAACTTTTTCCCACGATACTCTATACCTCCTGATGGTAATCTTTTTACTCCCGGATACTTACTCATGCTATCCTCTTCTTAACTTTATTAGTTTTTCTTTTTCTTCCTGAAGCAGTAACTGACCATTTAACTTTGCTAGGTCCTGTTTTTTTCTTTGCTTCCTGTTTAGTTATTTTACTTGCAACTGCTTTTGGTCTACAAGCAGGATAAGGTCTAGACTTTTTATCTTTACCTGACCTACCACATTTTTTACCTGTCTTAACATCTCGCCAATCTTCCTTGAACCATTTAGTTAATCCACTATTCTTAGGTTTAGTCATTATGCGTAAGTTCCACCACGTTTCTTATATGTACGTACAAGCCATGCATTTGCATATGCACTAGGATATGTTGAAAATTTTTTCTTAGCTTCTGACTTTACTCTTGAGTATAGTGCAGGATTCTTTGGTTTAGGTGAGCTTGATTTTTTCTTTTTTGCTATTGCCATTATGTTTCCTTTACTTTATCATATGCTTCTTTAATTTCTTGTATTGTTCTTTTACAACCTATACATATATTATTTTTTAATTTGCATACACCTATACATGGTGTTAAAATTTTCCTGTCCATTTACCAACAAACCAAGCTGCTAATCCTGCAAAGAATACTATTATAATAAAACCTATACTATATCCTATGTATTCCATTATTTCTTCTTGACGTTTTTGTGCCATCTTTTCTTGATAACGTCTAGTCTTTCTTGCTTCAGCTTGAAACTGTTGCCAATCCTGCCATAATCCCGGTCTGCCTAGATATATCATCATCTTCTTGAGTTCTTCTTCTTTTTCTCTTATCTGCTCAAGAGCCATGAACTCTTCTAAATCTCCACCACCTATGCCTTTAGCTTTTTTCTTTTTAAGATTTTTTTCTATAGCTTCTTTAGAAAATACAAAATCTGATATTTGTTTAGCACAACCTGAAAGTTCCTTACCATTAGATATAAAACTTTTGATTACACTAAAGGCTGCATTTGCTGCTGCAAGTTCTGCTAACATTATCTTTTCCTTCTAGGCTTACAGTATGCTGTTATCCGTAGATTAGCTCCTTCCATCTGAGGTATTGTAGGTTGACTAGTTAATCTCTCTGCAAAGTATAGGCATCTATCTATATCTTGAAAGATTTGTGTTTGGTCTACTACTCTTATTCCCATCATAAACACTAACACAAACTCTATCATGCTTTTTTATGTTTCCTTCTTATTTGTTCTTTTCCTGCTTTAGCAAGTCTTGCTTGTTCTTTCTTCCCAGATACTTTGGCTCGTTGTTCGAGTACAGTAAGGATTTGTATCTTTCTCGCATAAGGTTTATTGATTCTTTTAACTTTTGCAATGGTGTTTTTGGCATCTGCGATTGTCGCAAACTTGATGCTAACTGTGTCTTTAGGATTTTCATCTGTATATAATCGCCTACCACTTCCTTTTGGTTTTTTACCTGTTCCAATTTTAGGGTCTTTTTGCTTTGCCATATCCTTTGACCTGTCTTGCCGAAGTTGTGTTACCTTTATATTTTTCACTCTTTTCAGGTTTGTCATATAAACTTGAAATAAATCCACCACCAAACATAGGCTTAAATCCCATATTCATTTTAGCCTTTGCAGGTAGCTTATGTATTCCCGGACTTTGAGATTTAGGTGGTAATGGTTTAAGACCTATAGTCTTATCCTTAGTACCTGATTTAAATGCCTTAAACTTTACACCCTTACCTGCACCTTTTTTATCTGCATCTTTTCTTTTTAATTTATCACCTTCACCAAAAAACAAACGTGCAGTTTTTTTAGGCATTTTTCTTTTTTTAGGTTTACCTGTCATATGTGCAAAAAAGTCTGAAAAGCTATCATAAGCAACATTACCTTCTTTATCTATAAACCTTCCTGTATAGTCATTAGATTTAACTTTAGGTAATTCTTTTTTAATTACTTTAGGTGACTTAGGAGTTTTTATTTTAGGATTAAAATCTTTAGGTGGTTTAACTTTTTTAATTTTGTCATTACCAATAGCATCTTTCTTTTTAAAAGGAAGCTCATCAACTCCTAACAATCCTTTTCTTTTTAAACCTG